ACTCCGGCGACTTCTCGACCAGCTTCATCGACGCGCTGATCTTGTCCTTCTCATGCTGCGGACGCTTTCTGCCGGTAAGCTGCTCCGCAATGCGCCGGACGGCGTCCTCGGGCATTTTCTTGCCCCGATGGGCGGCTCCTATCCTAGCTTTGGTTTCCTCACTCCTCTTGGCTCCCCGAGAGCCAATGCCGCCGTCATCGCCGTTTGTAAGCTTGTGCCCGGAGTCCCTGTATTCTCGAATAAACGCGCGCTCGACCTCGCTCCAATCACTCTTGGCCTCGTCAAAGTCATGAATGGCCTCAATGACCGGACTTAGCCTGAACTCCAGTAGAGTTCTTATCCACCGCGCCCTCGGGTGGTTGTAGCTGACGGCCTCTTTCAAGTGCCCCTTAAGGCGCTGCTCCAGCGCTCTCGCCGTCACTCCCACGTATCTGACATCCCCCGTCCTGGGGTCCTTCAAGACGTAAACCTTCATCGTCGCCCTCCTGGCTGAGGGCGATTCTACTAGGTCTACACTGGAGCTTCTACCATCGTGTCACTCTCAAATCTCACGGTATAAACCGCGTCCTGCGTGTTCACCGACACCTCGCCAACCATCCAGGCGTCGCTCATGATAACTGTCTTACCCGATGCCAGCAGCGCAACGATTGTGGCGCCCGTCAGCCCGTTGAGATACGCGATGGGAAGGTCCGCCCGATCCCGTAACCTTCCGGACATAAAACATTGATTTGGCATTTCTGAATATCCTTCCACACGAGACTGTCCCTTTAAGGTCTCTCGTGTGACAGTTACATTTGAAAATTCCCAGTCCCCGACCACGTCGAAGGCCGCCCCGTCGATCGCAAGTTGGATGACGCCAGCGAGGCGTCTGTTGGTGCCGCTCATTGTCGGGCTCCGATGTCGGCCAGGAAGTCCACCGTCTTACCAGCTACTCGTTACGCTCACGTTCTCAAGAATTGGACATTCGCGGCGATCTGGTAGAGCTGGTTCGCAAGGTTAACAGGCAGCAGCAGCTCCACGATCCCGTTCCCCGCGTTCACCGCCTGGATCGCGGTCTGGAACCCCTGCGGGTTCTGCACCAGGCCTTGCCCCGCCATCGAGTTGTAGTGCGCGATGACGCTGAACTTCACAGTCTGGCTCGTCACCATCGACTGCCCGACCGGGATGCGCGAGCCGTCCGCCACGAGCTTGCAGCGGGCGAACTGCGTCTGGAGCATGGCCCGGAGGCTGCGCGCGTAGGCCATGAGGCTGAACGGCACCTCCAGGTCCAAGTAGGAGTTGTCGGGCGAGCCCGCCGCGTTGAACTGGTAGGTTGTGATCGCGCGCTCGATGCGCACCACGCCGTCCGCGCCGGTCACGTAGGTGGTGATGCCGTCGTAGAGCAGCGAGTTGCGCATCGTGAAGGTGTCGCGGTTCGCGACGGCGGGGGCTTGCACGCGCAGCGCCATGCCTCCGCCGAGGCCGCCCACCGGCAGCGCGGGGTCGGAGCGCAGGCTGATCGCGCTCGCCGCGGTGAAGTCCACGGCCCAGGCGAACGGCGGGTTCGGGCTCGCGTAGTTCCCGATGATGCTCTCGTGCTGATTGTTCCTCGCCGCGCCGAACGTGGTGCGCGCGCCGAACGTGCCCTGGATCGCCGAGAAGCAGTGCCCATAAAGCCCGCTCGACCACTGCCAGCGCCCGCCCACGTCGGCGAGGAACGCTTGCACCGAGTTCAGCGAGGTCGTGTCGCTGTATGGGCAACAGATGAAGTCGTAGGGCTGGTCGGCAAGGTTCGGCAGGTAGTTCGCGATGGTCGGGTCCGTGGCCCCGCCCGCGAAGGGGGAGATGGCAGGCAGCGTCAGCCCCGGCACGCTGATCTGTCCGGCCGGGGCTAGGTCGCCGCCCGAGATGCCGTTGATAGACCAGGCGACGGTGAAGGTGTTGCCAATCGTGCCCTTGTTGCGCGCCGTCAGCGTCAGGACCCCGGCGGCGGCGGTCGCCAGCACCGACATCAGGTTAGCCGCCGGGCTCGACCAGGTGTTGACCGCGTTCATCGCGTTGGTGGCGATCGTCGCGGCCGTGTCCCCGGTGTTGACCGCGATCGGCACGCGGGCGCCGTTAATGTAGAGGTACATCGACCCCGGCCCGGTCGCTGCGCCGGTGAAGGTTACGGTCGCCGCCGCCGCCGTGGACGTGGCCGCGTCCGGCATCGGCAGGACCCACAGCTCGCCGAAGTTGTCGAGCGCGCGGTAACGCTCGACCATGACCGAGAGCAGCGAGCCGGCGCCGAAGGACTGCTGCGCGTCGCCCAGACCGGCCGAGATGACCGGCACCCCGGGCGCGGCCGTCCCCGCGCCCCCGCCCGTGCCGGTGAGCATCTGCCCGAGCAGCAGCGTCCGCTGGTTCGGGAGTCCGGTGTTCGCTCGTGACGGGTCAAAGACGACCCACACGCCGGGCACGCGGTTGGCCGCAGTCCAGGTGGGGATTGTAATCGTGCCAGACATCGCGGCCTCGGGTGGTTTCGGGTGTTAGCGCCTCAGCCCTGCCGCGGCACCTGCGGCCCCTGGCCCTGCGGAGCCGACTGCTCGGCCATCCGCCGCACGGGCGCGGGCGCCTCGACCACGTCGCCCACGTTCAAGAGCGCGCGCCAGAACGGGTCGGTGTCCGGCACCTCGGCGCCCTCGGCGGGCAGCCGCTGCATGGAGTTCGGAAAGCGGATGACCATGACCTCGCCTTGTTTGTAGGGGGAGGCGGCGGGGCGGACCCACATGGCGGACTCCTATCTCTCGGGGACGCAGCCCGGCGCCGGGCGGACCGGCTTGTTGTGCGGCACGTCCCACTCGGACCGCGCCAGGCACACGCAGCGGATCGAGCAAAAGGCGCTGGACGGCTTGCGCGGGAAGAACAAGAGTCCGCACTCGGGCCGGGCACACGCCTTGAGGGCAGGGGCGCGGCGGCCGAGCGCGGCGCACGTGCGTGACACGCGAGCGCTAGAACTCGGGCGGCGGGATGAAGCAGCGCAGGCCCAGCCACTGGTGCCAGCACGCGACCACGCCCTCGGTCAGGTTCGGCGCCACGCGCTTGGCGTTGCCGACAACCTGCTTGGCATAGATTTCGGGCGGGGCGTCGACCACCTGGTTCCGGCCGCCGGGGAACACCCGGGGGGTGATCCGCACCTGCCAAACGCCCCGCTTCAGGTCGATCCAGGACTCCGACCGCTCGTCAGGTCCGTAGGACAGGACTTTGCAGTCTTCGTGCGAGCAGCAGGAGTTGCCGCCATCGGTGATCAGACTGGTGTACCAGTTGTCCAGCTCGGGCTTGCGCGGGTCGTGGGCGCGCGCGGGAAGCGCGGACAGGATCATCGCCCCGAAAATCAGAAGCGCGCGCCTCACGGCGATCCTTGCAGCGGCACGTCCACGATGGCGAAGGTCTCGCTCTGGTTGATCTCGCTCACGATCGTGCCGCGCACGTCCACCAGCGGGTCGTACGGCAGTTGCCAGCCGTCGGCGTCGGTGATGGTCGCCTGGAGGCCGAACACGAACTGATAGAAAAACCTCGCCCGGTCGAATGGGGGGGCGCCTTCGGGGTATCCCTCGCCGATGAAGTACATCCCGCGCGCCTCGCGGTCGCCCGTGAACGGGTCCGATGAGTTCCAGTCCGGGCGCCAGTTCAGGATGGCCTTGAAAATGGCGTATTTGAACGTGTCGATCGAGGCCGCCGCCGCCTGCGCGCGACGGTCGGCGAGGTCGAGCTGGCCGCCGGCCATGAGCGTCTGGATCACGATGATGACCGCGACCCGCTCGTTGACGGTCTGCCACAGCCCGTTCTCGCTCGTGTTCTCGTCGGCGTCCGAGCCGTGCGGGATGACGTAGGCGGAGGGGAGGGCGAGAAAGGTCTCGTCGGCAACCGCGTTGGCATAAGCCGCCGCGCCCGCGACGTTGTTGTTGAAAATCGGGCACAAGGCCCGGATCTGGCCGGCGATCGTGTCGATGTCCACGTGCCTATGGCTCGTCGGCTTCGCCGTCCGGAGACGGCACGAAGGAGTAGTCGCCGGCTTTCAGCATCTCAAGCCACCGCGCCGCTGTCTCCAGCGAGCCAGTCCCGCGCTCGCACCTCACGATCTCAAGCTCGACCCACAGTGCGGCGATCCGAAACTCGATGTCGGCGTCCTCTTCGTCCAAAGCCACACGCGCGGTCCGCACTACGCCGCCCGCCGCGCGGGCATCCGCTGGAGCCGAACGTCGTCGGCGATGGCCTGCGCCATGCGCGGCCCGAGCGACGGCGCCCGCTCGGCGAGGGCACGGGAGAGGAATGGCCGCGGCAGAAGCCGGCGCGACGTGGCGAGGAGCAGCCGCCCGCGCTTGCCGTGCTTCTTCATCTCCGCGCGCGAGTGCCGCGGGCCGCCGCCGCCGCCGGTGGCGCCGAACTCCAGGATGCGGGCGTAGAACATCGTGTCGCGCACCGCGACGCCCATGCCGGATCGGAACGGCAGCACCTTGAACGAGCCCACCAGGTCGCCCGTCACGTTGACCGGCGGCTCGCCCGGCAGCGACGCCTGCCAGCGGATTTTCTGATACCCGCCGCGCCACCGCTGCCCCGGCGTGTTGCCACCGATGCCGTAGTAAATCCGCCCGCCGCCCTCACTGCGGCCCGCGAGGAACCGGGCGCGCGCCGCGACCTCTTGGCCCGCCGAACGCGACACCTGGCGGATACGGCGGCGCTGCTCCTTGAGCTGCACCGGCTGCAACTCGATGCCGACCCTCAGCATCGCGCCCTCACGCCGCGTCGTCGGGGAACTGCGGGCTGCGGGTGTCGAAGATCCGCATCAGCCCGCGGTCGCGCAACTCGGCGTCGCTGACCGCCTCCAGCTCCATCCCGGCGTCGAGGATGACGAACACGGGGGGCTTCATCCCAACGCGCTTCCACAGCTCCACCCAAATCGTCTCGGCGCGGAGCATCGCGTCCTCGGTCATCTTCTTGTTGGACTTCAGGACGAACACGGGGTGCGGGCCGTAGGCGTCGGCCTCTCTGACCTCAAACTGCATGGCAACCTCTAGAACCTCGACTCAAGCTCCGCCTCGATGACGAGGAACCGCTTGCGCCCGCCGGCCTCCATGATCCGGCGCACCCGAAACACCTCGGTCCGCACCGTGCGGTCCCGCCGCAGCGTGCGCCGGAGGATGACAAACGTTTCGTCCAGCCAGTCGAGCCAGCGCAGAATGACCCGGTGCGTGATCGGCCGGTCGGTCTGCTGGCCCGCCAGGAACGTCTGCCCGCCCACCGGCTGGATGTCCGCGTGCGTCGCCAGCACGTCGGTCAGGCTCTCCGCGATCGTCGCCGCGCCCGCGGGCTGGTCGGCGCGCTTGGCGATGACCACGGGCCAGCGCAGCCGGCCGATGGGCTCGACCCAGCCGGACCAGCCGGTCGGGTTGAAGCCTGGGGCGGTGTCGGACACCTAGCCTCGCGAATTACTGGCTTTTAGCTTCACGTGGGCCGCATACTGAGCGCGAAGGGAACGGAGAGATTTCATGGCCAGCCCGGACTTGGCTGAGAGAATTGTGAGCCGTCTCCTTGAGGAGTGGGACATAGGCTTGTTTGAAGGGGGTGACTTCTGGATCAAGGCAGACGAAGAGCGGCTCAGCGAGCAAGTCCGAGCCGTGATCGCGGCGGACTCCACGGCCGCGCCCAGAAACACGCCTAGAAAGTGGCCGATGTCCCCAGCGGAGCGACACGCCTCCATCATAGAGTCGCACGACACCAATCCTGACCGTGCCATGATAGAGGCCGCGGCCAAGGCGATGATCGATTACGCGGGGGAACTGGACGGTGACGGCGGCGCCACGTGGAGCGAGCTGTCCGAAAAGGAGAAGCGCAACCTCTTCGCTGTCACGGCGGTCGGCATACATGCCGCGATAGCAGAGTGGTCGTCGGAGGGCGAACCGCGCCCCGACGACCAGTGAACCCGCTTACCCCGCGAAGGTGAACACCCGGAACGGCGCCAGCAGCTTGTACGCGGCGTCCGGCAACTCGCCCCCGTCGTCGCCGCGCCGCTCGTAGAGCATCGCCGTCACCATCAGCAGCGCGTGCCGGATCGAGGCCGGCACCGCCGCGCCGGTCGCGCCATACCCCGCCGTGAACACGATCTGGAGGCTGCCGCCCTCAACCGCGTTGAAGAACGGCAGGCGGATGCGCCACGGCTCGGTCTGGTCGATGTGGTACTGGCTCGGGTCCAGCGTGTCGGGCTGGCCCCAGTTCGTCCAGGTGATCGAGGCCACCGACTGGGTCGGGCTGCGCGGCAGCTCGATCGGGCGGCGGATGAACACCGGCCAGTTGACCCAGAGCGGTACGATCACCGCGATCGGGCTGATATACGGATACCCGACCGGCGGCGGCGCGCTCGCCATCGTCCAGCGGAGCGTCTGCGTGATCAGCGCGCGGCCGAGAAACGCCTCCACCTGCTCGCGCGCGGTCGTCGCATAGAACGTCAGCAGCGCATCATCTTCATAATCCACGCGGAGGTGCTGGCGGACCAGCTCCACGGGCACCGGCTCGACCGCGGGCGGGGTGACGTACTGAAGGCTGGAGTACACCGATTCAGCGCCAGTCAGGGTTGGTCAGGGTCGGTCAGAGTTACTCAGCCCTGAGCAACTCTGAGCAACTCTGAGCGGCCCTGACCCTACCCCTGCTGCTGCGGGCCGCCCGCCGCCGGCTGCATCGCCGCCGCCGCGGGATCTTGCCCGCCAGCGGACGCGCCTGG